ATCAACTGATACGAGTATGTCTTGGACATTTGATACTGTTCTACCTAATGCGAATGTAGTATCACTTCCATCACCACTAAACCTGACTACTGCAGGTGAGGCTTGAAAGTTTGCAGGAAGTGGATTACCCACATATGCCATTATGTAATCTCCATGATTGATAATGCTATATCTGTTGCACCTGATGCAGTTAGCTTCAGTACGTCAGTAGTCTCCATAACTACCTTATTGCCTGATAGCAGTTCAAGTGATGAACCTGCAGGTATAGGAGCATTAGTTACTAATTCAACGTCTTGGTTAGCTTCATTGTTAGCACCTGCTCTGTTTGATGTGTCTGAACTTAAAGTAACTGTTGCAGTAGTTTGACTAGTTGTTGTATTACCAAGCATAATTCCTAGAACAACTGTTGTTGTAGAACTTGCTACTGTGTAAATGACATCTTCGCTAGTTACTCCTGCTTTAGTTACCACTTTAAATGTATTTGCCATTTTTCTCTTTCCTTATAATTATACACTATTTGTGTGTTTTTGTCAAGTTAAATTTAACCTAACGCAATCGCTAACGCAGTTGGGTCTTCACTTGAAAACCCTGCACTAGTCAAATATGTTTTCAAAGTAGTCAATGCTACTTGTTTCATAGTACCACCATCGTTGGTTACTAATCTGTCTGCATCTGCTAATGTAATTGAAGAAGCAGATGTATCACCATCCATGACATTTAATTCTGTCGCAGTAGATGTTACTCCATCTAATATATTTAACTCTGCAGCAGTAGATGTTACTCCGTCTAGAATGTTTAACTCTGCAGTGGTAGATGTAACACCATCAAGTATATTTAACTCTGCTGCAGTGGAAGTGACTCCGTCAAGAATGTTAAGTTCTGCTGTAGTTGATGTTACTCCATCTAATATATTTAACTCTGCAGTTGTAGAAGTTACACCATCTAAAATATTTATCTCTGTTGCAGTTGCAGTAACTGCTACATCTTCATTTATCTTTGGACTTGTTAATGTTTTATTAGTAAGTGTCTGTGTTGCTGCTATACCTGTGATTGTATCTGTAGTAGCAGGTAAAGTCAATGTTATGTTACCTGAAAAGGCAGAGTGTGCAGGAGCTTGTAATCTTGCATAGTGTGCATTTGATGATTCACAATAAAAGTCTACATAAGATTGAGTTCCTGAATTTTTAATAGATATAGAACCTGATTGTATATCAATACCATTAGAACCATCTATTCTTACAACACCTGTTCCGTTTGGTGTAAGTGCTATATTACCATTAGATGTAGATACTAGACCATTACCATTTACATCTAAGTCACCACCTAGTTGAGGAGAAGTATCTGCTACAACATCTGTTATACCACCAAGACCTGATGATAAGGTTGCAAGTGTAATCTTTTTTAATCCACTAGCACTTGCATCATGTAGAAGTAATGTATCATTAGATGTATCTAAAGATGTCTCTGCAGATTGTCCACTAATAACATTTGCATTTAACATTGCAGTTTCTACTGCACTATTAGCAATAGTTACTGCACCATTAGATGCTATAGTAACATCACCTGAGACTGCTACAGGATTAAAGTTAGTTCCGTCTGCAACCATGATGTGACCACTTGTATTTGTTCCAAGTGTTATGTCATCTCCTGAAACTGTTAAGTCACCTGCCACTGTTACATTTTGACTTGCGTCTATTGTTAATGCAGTAGTGCCTCCTGTTGTCATTGTTATAACATCAGAGCCTGAGAAAGCTATGCTAGTATTTGTATCTGCATCACCTGCTATGCTATCTAATTGTACACTTCCTACGTTTGTTATATTGTTGTCATTAAAAGATGTAGCACCTAAGGATATTGTTCCTGTTGCAGTTAAATTACTAGAACCTATATCTATGTTTCCAAAACCACTTGAGATAGCACCACTATCTAATGTGCTAACAGTTACAAGGTTTGGCATTGCAGTTATTTCATCATCAAAGTAAGCAGATAAGTCTGTAACTGCTACTTGCTTCATTGTGCCATTATCGTTTAACACAACTCTATCTGCATCTGCGACTGTTGTAGATGTAGCACTTGTGTCTCCATCCATGATGTTAAGTTCTGCAGTCGTTGCAGTAACACCATCCATAATATTAAGTTCGGCAGTTGTTGCAGTTACACCATCAAGTATATTCAACTCATCTGTAGTGACTGTAGCACCATCTAGTATCTCTAGTTCTGCTTCAGATATACCTGCAGAACCTATTGTTACTGTTCCTGCAAAAGTTACATTAGCACCATCAAATGTCATTGCAGTTGTACTGCCTGACTTGATTATTAAGTTACCACTTGTGTTTGTAAGAGAAGCAAACTGTGTTCCACCATCTTTAAGTACAACATCTCCACCATCTGCGTCTAGAGTGATATCACCTGCAGTGTCTACAAGAACTGCACCATCTGCTACTAAATCTAATTGTCCATCTGTACTTGAACTGATGTGTATTGCTGTATCTCTAAATTGTAACTTCTCTGAAGAAGCAATAAGTATGTCATCACTAAATTCAAAATAATCCTCATCTTCTTTCCATGTTAAAACACCATCTGATGTGTTACCATCAAAAGTTATTGCTATGTCTGTATCTGATCCTGTACCAAACGTTAGTGTATCACCTAGTAGTTTAGTAATAGGACCTCCTTCGGCAGTTGTACCATCGTGGGTATGCCCTGTGCTTGATGCGAAGGCAGCTAATAATTGATTAAACTCATCATTACTATGAGCAGCAGTTATTATGTCTCCGTCAGTAAACGTTGATTGTCTAGTGTATGTAGCTCCCATTTATCTTCTTGCTCCTACTTGATATTCTAATCCAAAACCTCTTAACGCATATGGTGCAGAAGTTCCGTTGTCGTTAACTCTAAGTGCGACAGTAAATCCTGAACCCTCTACAGACTGTCTTAATAAAGGCTCTGTCTGTCCACCATACGTTGCAGTTCCATATGTAGCACTTCCATATACTGCTACAATATCTTCTGCAGATAGTGAGTATGCTGCAGGTCTTGGTGTATCGGGGTCTTCGTAATCATATCTTAAAAATAAATCTGCATTAACTGAAGACTCAGGTTTATAACTTACAAGAACACGTTGCATATGTTTACGTATTCCTGCATCACCAAAACTTAAATCAGGACTTCTATATTTACCATCTATAGCAGTTCCATCAAAATCATTACCACTCTCTTGTTGATATACAAACCCATCAAACCCACCATGTATTATTGTTGTACCTGTTGTGTCTGTAAAGGTAGATGTTGATGAAGGTTTTATCCCCTTTAGTTTTGCAAACTCAAATGTTTGTCCTCTTAAAGAACATATAGCTCCTTCTGTTAAACTTTCTAATATACTAGATTTAGAAAAGAAAACTCTATACTGCGTTTTGTTTGGTATTACAACAGAAGTAAAACTTGTTGCAGTAGCTATATTACTATTAAAAAGAGGTTGTACATTTGCACTTATAGTTCCTAATTCAACGTCACCAATTCTTGCAGTACCTGCTACTGTTCTTAAACCATCAGGTGCTAAGAATATTAAATCACCTGCAAATTCCTGTATAGTCTGTCCATTTACACACCCTATGTCTCTTGTTACAGGGGTTACTGCAAAGTTAGAACTTGATGTTCCTGATAATTTAAATATTCTATTTTCACAAAAAATAAATAAATCTTCTCGGAAAACTTTAAGACCTACTATGGTATCGTCTACTTTTATACTACCTGCACCAGTACCTGTAGTAAAATCATCTTCATCAAAAGGTATGCTAAATACTATTTCTTGTTTGTTACTTGACATTCCTGCGTAGAACATATGATCCTTAAATGCCTTAACAAACTTTGCACCTGTTACTGCAGTGCTTACTTCTCCACCACCACCTGAAGATACATCTGTTGCACTGAATGATGTATTAAATACTGTTGGTGCATTATTACCATCTGCAACTATAAACTTATCATTACCATCAAAGTTAAATATTTCAAAGTCGTATGTGGAAGCACTTGTTCTTCCTGTATCTATCGCAGTCCAAGAATTGTTACCTGCAGTTGCAGTAAATATTTTTTCTCCTCTTGCAGCTACAATCTTGTCATTAAATTTTATAGATAATAAAACTGCTTCTGTGGATGCACTTGTTTGTGGAACTATGTTTGTAACAAGTTTACTAAATCCATTTATTCTTCTGTAACCACCTTCTATGTCAGGTTCAAAGTTTTGTAGTTCTAATGCCTCACCCGGTTGCATAGCAAACGTTGATTTATTTAAAACTAATCCTCCCTGTAATGGAAAGTTTACAGGTGTTACTTGTGATGCATCAGGCATTTAGTTTACCCTTATACTTAAATCTGCACTGCTTGTGTATCCTACCTTTGGTATAAATGTTGATCTAACATATTCAAATCTATTAACTAATAGAGTTTGCATATTTTTAATACCTTGTTCAAATCTTTGAAAATTAAGTTGATACTGTGCAGTTTCTCCTCTATATTGATAAACAAAAGCAGTAGCACCATCTACTATTACTGCTGCAAATCTATCAGGCACTGTAGTTGTGTCTGTTGATGCAGACATATCTGTCGGAAAAGAAAAGAAATCATACTTTAATGAAAATCCTTTTGTTGGAAAAGGATATAATAAAAAATTATTGTCAGGAGTTCTTGCTACATATTGTGGCACACCACCTGATTCAAACTGTGCTACTTGGGTATCATCACTGTGAGCTGCTGCAGTTGTATCATTAGCACCTCTAGTTGCACCTGTAAACGTAGTAGAAGATGTTCCTGTATATGTTATTTGTTCATTGCCTATAAATATAGTGCCTGTAGAATCAAATCCTGTTGTACTATTAACTGTAACAGTTGTTGCAGAGTCTGTTAAAGAACCATCTAAATTTGTAGTAGTTATCTCATCTTCTTGCGTAATATAGCTATTTATATAATCATTATAATTAATTATGTATAATCTACCACCACTTGAGCCTAAATCAGAATCTTTAACTAATCTAAAAGTGTTATAATCAACTGTCTTTGCAGTTGTGGGTATTGTATATCTTACTGTTCCCGGAACTAAAGTTTCTGTCTTTGTTGAATGATTAAAGGGGTATTGAAATTCTTTTTGATTAATATATCTTACAGATTCGTTTACTGCATTTTGTGCTTGAACCTGTATTCCTCTAGCAGTTGCAAAAGTTGTAGAAGTTAATTGTACTTCATTTAATCTTGCCAATACTTTATTTGTTAAAGTTAAAAAAGTTTCTGCCATTGTAATCCCTGAATGTTAAGAGGAGCAAGTTGCCCTGCTCCCCTAAATAGTTATGCTAACTGGTCTCTATCGACCTCATCAGGCTTATCGTCTAATCCATGACCTGCTAAATCAATAACAGTTGCATAGACTCTGAGTCTGCCTGTAGCTGGAGCAGCACCTGCAATCGTACAATCAATAGTATCAGTTGATGTGATAAATTGAGTATAAGTTGAAGCGGCACTTCCTACAACAGTATTAGTTTGACCATTAGTTCCTGCTGCACAAAAACCTGTAGAGGTTATATCTGCACCATCAATAATGTCATCACCACCTGCGAAGTCCATGTCAAGAGTACAACTTGAAGTAAATGCTTTCATTACTTCTGCACCTGCATTTAGTACGAAAGTATTTGCAGGTATCTCTAACACCTGAAATACATCTCCATCTGAAAAGCTACCACCTGCTGCTACTAACGCATCAATATCAAGGTAAGCCTCAATATTTCTCATGATGTTAGAGTTTTTAGTAGATGGCATAGCCACGATAGAATCAGAAGATACACCAGTAGTATCTTTTGAGGTTAAATCAAAAGTTGCCATTTATATCTCCCTTATGCTACGTTATATTTAGCAGTTACGATTGCCTCAGGTCTGAGAATCTTTCTGCCATACATATGCATACCACGAACAATATCAGCGAAAGA